CTATGATTCTGATCCCCAGTCATTATATGATCTTATGGTGAATTATGATTTGAGATCTTTGTATGCCACCATGAATAAATATAGTGAAGGGGGAAAAATGTACTGTGACACGATGCAGTGGCGCAAACGTGGTTCGCTTTATGTGCAAGAAGACATAGCTGAGCACACGTCAATTTATACTCACCAACAGGACCCAAACCAATGGGAGAAAATGGCCAAAATATCTGGGGAACTTTTTTCTATAAAAGTTGAAGTTTGGTCGGATTTTGGAGACCAACGGGTGTATAAGTTCACTAAAGTGTCCAATGATCGGATTGCCACAGATTTTGATCGTAAACAACCTGTGTACGATTCGTCACGCGAAGACATTATTACTATTCCAGAGCTTGCTGGATACAATAATGGTGTGCCAATCATGAAATATGTAGAAAAACCTTTTAAACCAAATAAAATAGCAACACGTCGTATTTCAGCCATGTTGTTAACAGACCATCCACAAGAACTTGACGTTTACCAATATTGTATTGATTACCTGAATAAAATGAATAACAAGGCGGTTTCTTTGGATGGAAAATTAACAATTAAAATAGATTTTGATGCTCAGGACATTATGGAGAATGCCGCATATTTAACTCATGTTCATAGGAAGAATGTGCCGGTGTACACCATGTTGTCACAAAAATCTCATTATTCTAAACGACCTGTGCAGCTCATGTCAATGTATGAGCGAATTTGTTATTTTTTGATATATTTTTTATTTTTAAATATTATTCAGTTTTTTCGTCCTTATAATCAATTCAATTTTCAATCGCCATACTCTACGCGGCGAAAACCGACAAATTCGCGTTCACAGCACTCACCGCATTTTGATATGGAGAGTCGTGAAGTTATAAAGGAGGACTGCAATTTAGAGCTTCAAGTCGAAGATCAAATATTACCGGCCGCACCGAATAATATTTTACAACCGCACATTCATAAAAGCTCTGATAATGAAGACTTGAATGGTCGAAATGAATATAAAATAAAACCAGCAGAAATCAACAATAACCCTGAAAACATCCAGCCCGACCCATCACATTTGGTTAGAGATGTAAAGGATGCCGTTTTCGATATTTCTTATTCGATCATAAAGGGAACAGTGGAAGTCGCTTCTCGAATAAAGGATGTGATCGTAATTGAGAAAGAAGCTGAATTAAATATGCAAGACATGGAAGATTTGGCCCCCACGGATTTTCACCAGAGGTCATCTATCCATTTGGCTTTCAGATGGATGACCTGCATCTTGATGTTCTTCTTGGTCTCGAAATTGTGCCTGATGATCAAACTATTTTTGACGAGATGCACCGACATCGCGCTCACCATGTCAGTCATCGTAATTATGTTCTTGATCAAAGGCGTGATCATATGTACGATGGGGTTCTCATTGATCTTGATGATCCTGTTATTGACGAGGATTATATCGAGACAATTGAAGTTGAGAACAGAGTTATACCTATCGGAGGCCACGGAAAACTTCAATTTAACTTGGGAAGCCTACTTGAATCACCCGTTCCTGTTCAGACGCTGTCTAGCTTGGGCTATCAAAAAATTTATCAGCACAATGATCAACAGATGCTTAGGGCTATTGCAAAAAGAAACATGTTGGTCAAAAATGAGTCTATTGACCATCCTTTGGCTCAACGTGATCCCATTAGTTTTATCATCGATACCATTTATGCTAATGGCATCGTGGACTCTAGTGATGGATCTTATTATCCTAACCGATCGTATATTAATTTAACTCCGTCGAAAACTTTGATTGAATTTTTGGGTCTTACCGAGTTAAAACCCTTATATATTACCGCTAATACATTTCGTACGTATTGGAATACTAAATTGTCACATCAGCAAAAAATTCGTTTGTTGAACGAAATATACGAAAAAGACCAAGCTTCGGACTATGAGATGAACGATATGTTCGAGAAACTCGAAAACTTGTACAAAGACAAAAACTCATGGGACATGGCTAAAGGTCATACCATCATATCGTCAACACCATTATTCAACGCTATGTTGGTAATACTGGTAGAAATTATGAAAAAACGTATTATGCCTCTCTTACGTGAGCATAATATTCACTATACCGATGGTGAAAATATGCATTTGTTCAATCCTAAATTATCATTCGATTGCCCGAAGTGGTACGTAAATGATTTTTCCGGTCAAGATGCTCGTCAAAACTTTACAGCCGTAGCAAATATTTTTAATGTTTATAAAACTTTAGGCTTGCAGGAAAATGCAGCTTATTTGTTAGCATCCACCTATTATAAAACGGCTAAGCAGCGTGGCGGTCCAAAAGTTACTAATGGCATCTTCAAACCAACGGGTGGTCCGGATACCGGGTTCGGTAACTTGATTAATAATTTGTGTGTTCATGCTAAGCTTTTTAAAAATATGGAAACGTTGAAGCAGCTTTATTATGCTATTATTTTGGGTGATGATATGACAATAGCTAAACAAACCCATTTTTCACACGAGCAACAGATTATAACACAAGAAGGCAATCAAATTATGACTATGAAATCGGAATTTAACTTTGATCATCAGCAACCAGAGTTCTGTTCTCGGAAAATTGTGATGAGGGGACGTTACATGTATTTTGTG